GATTCAACATAGTGAGGAACTGGAATTAAATCAATTCCTGCTACTCTTGCGACTCTGCCTTCTGCGATTGAACCTTTACCACTAAAATCAGCATTGATAACGTTTGTAGCGTTAGCTAATTTGTAGTATTCTTCAAGTCTCATAAAGCATTTTCTGCCTTCTGCCGGAACATAATTTGCGTCTAACTGTTTAGCCGCAGAAAAGATAGCACCTATCATTGCTGTAGATGCTGTTGCATCTGTTGCTGAAGCTATGTTAGCGTCAAATATGTTACTTGTTACGTCTCCACCTGTTACGTTAGGTGTAGTTCCTATTGCACATTGACCAATAGTTTGTAAAACGTGCTTATCTTTTTGGAAAGCCAAGGCTCTACCAATTTCACCAGAGTATGCACTTCTTACGTCCCAATGGTTTTTTGCTTCTTCAATATTTGATAAAAATACTGAAGATATTAAAAGGTCATTAATTGTAATAACCTTTTCGTTATGATTAGCAGTTGAGCCTAAAATTTCTGCTCCTGCTGTATGGTATTCTGCGGCAATTCTTCCCATTACTGGAAATGTCGCTGACTTACCACTAGAAATGGAACGAACCATTTCTGCACCTTGTGTCTTTGAAGCTCTGTCGAAAGAAGTTAAAACTTCTCCAGCAAAAACTTTTAGAAACAATGCGTCTTCTGTACCTGTCGAGTTTACCTGAGGTATACTCGCTGGGTTTGCATTTGACATAATAATTCTCCTTTAATTATATCGTTAGTTAATAAAAGCCTTACACTTTCAGCTTCTTAATAAAGATTGTCTTCCCTCGAGAAGGTCAATTTAGTCAACTTATTTGTACTTGGCAGTTGCTACCTGAAAAGGTAACACAACTATCTTTTTTTATTTTTCTTTTTTATTTTTAGAAACTTCTTCATTTGCTTTATCAAGAAGTTCATTTATATTCTTTAACGCTAAAGTAGATACGGTTAATTTATCATATCTCTTTTTAATTGTTTCAAGAATATTATCATGGTCAGGAATACCTACTGGATTTTTTAAGTAAGTATCAACAACCGAAGTATGTTCAGCAATTTCTGCTTCATACTTTTTTTTCAACGCATATAAAAACATATTATAACCTACTGTTTTTCATTTTAGTTTGAACATCTGCACGATAAGCTTCATCTTTTTGATACCTGTCGTCAGACATTGCAGCCGTAACTTCACCCCATGACCTAAATCCAGGTGCATTCGCCCCTGTAGGTTTATCACCAGATTGTAAGTTAGGGTCTATTCCTTCACTATTTTTGTAACGAGCATTAAGACCTTGAATTGCTAAACGAGTAGCTTCGATGTCTTTATTGTTAACCGTATTATTATAAGAAGTTTGTTCAGCTTCAGATAAATTATTTCCAGCCCATTCCATCATTGACTTATAATTTTCAGCACCACCAACTTCTTGTTTTAATGTATTAGAAGTTTGTGTAGCAATTGCTTCTTGTCCTTTAATAAAAGCGTCTACGTAATCTTTTGGAATACCTGCTTTTTCTAAAGATTGATAAGATTTGTCGGCTAACTGTCCGTCACTATCATATTCCTGTTGTAAAGTTTCTAGATTTAATCCAGCACTTTCAACAGCTTTTTGAGCATCTTTGTTTATAGATAAGTCGCCTTCTTTTTTATCAGGCTGTTCTTCAACTTTAGTTTGTTCTTCAGAACTTTTACTAAGTTTTGTTTCTAACTCTCCATAAGCTTTCGCCATTTCTTCAGGCGATTTAAATTTACCAGGAAGCCATTCAGGTCGCTCACCTTTTGGCTCTTCTTTTAATACTGGCTTTGCGTCTTCTTTAGGAGCTTCTGCCCCTGTTTGTCCTTCACTTATTTCTATTTTATCAACCATAAGTTTTTACTCCTTTACTGTGTTGGTTTCGTATAATTGTCAGCAACTTTTGGTGCGACTGCTTGAGCAGTATCAGCCATTTGTTGTTGCTGTTGTTGTTGCATTGCTGCTTCTTGTTCGGCTTGTAATTGTTCAGGAGTTTTTATCAAGCCTTCCGTATCAATTCCTTGTGCTGTTGCTAATCTTTGAATCAAATCCATAGGATTTAATAATTGAACAACTTGAGGATTGATTTGAGCAAGTTGTCCTATCTCTGCAACAAACTCTCTAAGTTTCTGTAAATCATTTCCACGTCCCAGGGCTTCTATACCTGTAATAATAGTTGGTCTTACAGAACCTTTAGGTAATTTAGGAATTTCATTTTTACTTCCCATTCTTACCATTAGTAAATTAACAAGAGGTAATTGTAATTCTTGTGACAATAAAGAATAAATACCACCCATTGCTGTTTCTAATTCATTTGCCATGTAACGAATTTCCTGAGCCGTTACACGTTCAGCTTGACGCTGAATAGCTGTGTTTAATAAGAAAGCATAAGCCATTCTTTCTTCTAGTCTTGTAACTGCTTTCTCTACAGTTTGTAAATCATAAAATTTGTTTGCTTGTAAAACTGAAACATCATCTTCATTTCCAGTTATAATGTCACCATTACGTGCAATTGCTAAATCTCTTTTCTTTGTAGTAGAGTTTGGTTTAACCATGAAAACCATTTTAGAAGAAGCCGCAGCACTTTCTACAAGTGATTGTGATAATCCTTCTAAAGATTTTAAGTCACCAATATATTCTTCAACATAAGAACGTCCATAATCTTCACCGTCAACTCTTACCATTCTTAAAGGTAAGAAAGGTAAACGGTCTGAATTATATATTCCAATTGAAGATGGAATTTTTATTCCTTGAGCTTCTTGACATACATAAAATTTGTCATCTGGTAGTTTATAAATATGAGTATATAAATCGCAATTAGTATTAGACTTAACGTCTTTCTTAGACATTGCATTTATTATTTGTTCTCTAACTTCTTCATCTAAAGATAAAAGAGAAACACTTTCTTTTATAACTATTTCTAAAATATTTCCTTCACCGTCCCTTTTACATACATATTGATTTAAACCATATACTCTCATACTTCCTTCTTTTGGAATATAACAAAGTACATTACCACCAACAATTAAATGTTTGATAGCTTCAAATGCAGGAACACGAATAGCCAGAGCTTCAATTTTAGCCATGACATCACGTTCAATTCCAGCGAATGCTTTTTCTATCGCTGTTTTAAGTTGAGGTTGTAAGTCAACTTGTTGTTTAGCTTTTCCTTGAATTGCTAAACGGAAAAAAGGTTGATTTGGGGGGAGTAATAGTAGGAGTAATTTTGAAGCAAGGTTGTTGACACCTCGACTACCTACTGATTGAAAAGGACTGTAGAAGTCACTTGATTGTGTTTGATAATCTTCTGGTATAAGAGTTGGTATTGTTAATTCAGAGCATTCTCTACTTCTTTTTAAGTAATGATTTCTAATTTCAGATAGAGAATTGTATCGGCTTTCAGCTTTATCGTTTACATTGAAACCCATTATTTCTTTAGCCATCTGTTTCTACCTTAACCTGTATTAACGTCTGTTCCACCTGAAATAATATTTAGGTCTGTTTGCATTCCTAATGTTCCCTTCTTAGACTTTTTCTTCTTTGCTAATTCTAAAGCGTCTTCAGAAGATAATTCAATTGTTGGGGCTAATTCTTCAGCCACATTCATTGCTCTAACTGGAACTTTTGCTGCTTGTTGAATAACAGGTTTAGCACCACCACCAAAACACATATTGGACTCCTTTCATTTAATTAAGTATAACTCGAAATGTTTAAATCATTTGAAGAAGACTGAGTTACTGACGACTTCTTCGCAACTTTTTTAACAGGTGAAGTATCTTTTTGAACAAAAGGGTCTGATAAAGGGTCTTCAATATTCCCTTTAACATACGTTAAATTAGGGTCTGGTCTAACAGCAAATTTTTGCTGCGGCACTTGCGTTCCACCTATGCACATATTATTGTCCCCCTAATAAATTGTCTTCACTACGTTTTTTAAGTTCATTTAACCAATTAACTACACTTCTTTGACCTGCCTTGAACCAAACTTCACGCTCATTATCTTTTAATGAAGGTGAACGGTCAGGGTAAATCTTATCCAAAACTTTTATAAGTTCATCTACCGTGTATGGTAATTGAATCTCCTCTAAAGGATTTTGATTGTTTTCATTTTGTTTCATATCTATTTCCTTCTAATATGGGAACTATTAAGACCATAGTTGCCCTGTTAGGTTTGCTTTTGTATATTCTGTTGCTCTGTTTTCGAAGAAATTAGCGTGTTCTACGCCATTTAACACCCAATCTAGCCAAGGTAAGGGGTTAATTTTAGCTTCAAAATTAGGTTTTAATCCTAATTGCAACAGTCTTCTATCAGCAATGTGTCGAATATATTGTTTGACTTGTTTAGACTCTAAGCCTTCTACGCCACCCATTTCAAAAGCTAAATCTATAAATTTATCTTCCAAGGTAACCATATCTCTACATATTTGATATAAAGTTTTTTTGAATTTATCATTCCATATTTTTCTATTGTCATCAATTAAGGAATGAAATAATTTAATCATATTTTCTACATGATGACTTTCATCTCTAATAGACCATGTAATTATTTGGCACATTCCTTTCATCTTTCCGAATCTTTGAAAATTTAATAGCATAACGAAAGAAGCAAAGAGCTGCAATCCTTCTCCAAAAGCTGAGAAGACAGCTAAATCACGTGCTAATCCTTCAACACCTTTACCTTTATCTTTAAATAAATAATCGTGTTTATCAGCCATAGATTTACATTCTTGAAAAGCTTTATATTCTGTATCAGGAAGTCCAACAGTATCATTTAATAATGAATAAGCATGGGCGTGATTAGCTTCAGCCGCAGCAAAAGAAGATAACATCATTCTAATTTCAGGTGGTTTAAATTGAGGAATGTATTTATCAAGATAAGCTTTCGCAATATCTACATCACCTTGAGTAAAGAATTTTAATATTTGTGTTATTAAATTTTTTTCATTAGAATTTAATCTTTCATTCCAATCTCTAACATCTTCAGCTAAAGGAACTTCACTAGGAAGCCAGTGCATTTTTTGTTGTGCGTCATAAGCGTCAAAAGCCCATGGATATTCAAAAGGTTTGTAATGATTTCTTTCTTTAAATAAACTCATCTTAATAATTCAATCCCTTCTATTATAATAATAATTAATAATTCTACTGCTAATATTGTATGATATGTATGCCACAACACACTTTGTTTCTGATTTTTAATTTCATCTTTATCATGTATGCGTCTTCCACATTCACATCTGTTATTACACTTCGTCATCTTCCTTGTCCTTTATTTTTTTTATAACTACGTTTTTCGTCTTTGTTTAAATTCTTTTTATGTCTGCCTATTTTTTTCTTACTTGTTTTTTTATAAGTGTTTACACCCCACTTAGGTGACTTTGCCATTAGGCTTCACAAGCTAGACAATCTTCTTCTGAATCTGGTCTAACTTTCCTTTCAATTTTTGTTGAAATTATTTCTGCTCTTTTGACTGCTTCAGAACGACAGTAATATAAAGTTTTTAATTTTTTCTTCCACGCTTTTAAATGTAATAAATGTAAATCTCTTATATTAACATCTGAAGGAACAAAAATATTTAAACTTTGTGATTGACAAATATATTTTTGTCTATCAGCAGCTAATTCAATAATCCAATTTTGGTCTATTTCAATTGCTGTAGCAAAGACATCTTTTTCCCAATCATTTAATTGTTCTAAGTGTCTTACTGAACCTCGATTAGCAATAATGCTTTTCCAGGTTTCTTCGTTGTCTATATCTTTTTCTTTTAAAAGTTTTTGGAGATATTTATTTTTCATAAAGTGAGTACCACTCATAGTTTTTTGACTATAGGCATTTGCTCGGAGAGGTTCTATGGAAGGACTAGTGCTACCACAAATAATACTACTTGAAGCATTAGGTGCAATAGCTAAAAGATGAGCGTTACGCATACCTGTCCCTTGCATATCAGGTGCTTCACCTTTTTCACTAGCTAAATTTTTTGAAGTTTGTTCGGCTTGGTCTTTTATATGAGAGAATATTTTTAAATTTAATCCTTTGGATAACGCACTTCCAAAAGGAATTTTTTTACTTTGGAGATATGAATGAAAACCCATTGTCCCCAATCCAATACTACGCTCTTGACTAGCAGAATACTTAGCACGGCTAAGGCTATCACTAGCGTTGTTAATAAAATACTCCAATACATTATCGAGGAAACGAACCACGTCAGGTATGAACTCAGAGTTGTTTTTCCATTCATCATATTTTTCTATATTTAAACTTGATAAACAGCACACGGCTGTTCTTGTTTCATTTGTTGGTAAAGTTATTTCACTACATAAGTTAGAGTGATATACTTTTAATCCTAATTTTTTCTGTGCGTCAGGCAAACTTGCATTAACTGTATCTTTAAAAAACAAATAAGGCTCACCTGTTGTTACTCTAGTCTCTAAAATTTTTTGCCACAATTTTCGAGCAGAAACAGTACGCACAACTTTTTTTGTATGAGGGTCAATTAATTGCCAATCATCATTTTCCCCTAAATTTTTTGTACAGTCTTCGATAATATTCATAAATTCATCTGTAATAACTATACCGTGATGAAGGTTCAAACATTTTCTATGAACGTCTCCACCACTAGGTTTTCGCATTTCAATAAATTCTTCTATTTCAGGGTGACTAATATCTTGATAGACTGCATAGCTGCCCCTTCTAGTTTTACCTTGAGAGAAAGCTAACATTTCACTATCTACTACGTGCATAAAAGGAATTGAACCTGAAGATTGAGAACCACCTGAAGTTTTTGTTCCGTCACTTCTTACGTGTCCCCAATATCCACCAATGCCACCACCAACAGAAGCTAACCAAGCATTCTCTGTGTAATGTTCAGTTAGCCCTTCTCTACTATCAGGAACATAATTAAGAAAGCATGAAATTGGCATTCCTTTTTTTGTTCCACTATTAGTTAGAATAGGAGTAGCAAACATAAACCACAAGTTAGATACATATTTATACATACGGTCAGCCATTGTAGAATCATCAGAGTAAGTGTCTACAACTCTTTTAAAAGCTTGTTGAGGGCTTGTTTCGCTATCGGTTAGATAACGGTCTTTAAGTATTCGCATTCCTGCTTCCGTTATTAATGTATCTTTACTGTAGTCCATGTTATTCCTTCCATTCTTTTTTAGGGTCAATATTTCCTGTTTCTTCTAATTCAATTATTAAATCAATATAGCGTTTAGCTTTTTTCAAATCTTGTATTCCATTCTTATCACGCCAACGCATTATATATTTGATAACATTTCCTTCAGCGAAAGGTAATTGATTTGTCATTACAAAAGTTATAGGCTCAATTTTATATTTCAAATAGTGAGGTGGCTTATCTACCACCTCTTTATCTTTATCTTTTTCAGCTTTTGATTTTAACTCAGACAAGTAAGTATCACCTTCTATACTTGCCATAAGTTTACCTCACCTGTTTTCTTATTGTAATCTCCGTGTCTTAAAATCCTTGCAACACGTGCTTGTTGTAAAGCATCATGTTCGAAAAGACCTTGTTTCTCATAAGTCTTAACAACTAAATCCCACATTTTTCTAGTAGGCATTCTTTTATTGTTAAGAATTTTTTGAGCAGTAACTATCCCAACTGTAGGACAGCCTGAAAAGCCATCAACAGCGTCACCTGTAAGTGTTTGCACTAAGTGCCACCAATTACATTCTTTGTTACTTCTTTTAACCATAGTTTCACCATTATATAAAGTACCTGGAACTTGTCTCAAGTCTTTATCTATTGAACATAGAATTATCTTCTCGTTCTTCCTAGGTTTGGTTGCGATAATGCCCATGACATCATCTGCTTCTAGATTCGGTAGAATTATTGCATTCCATTCCTTCACTAGATACTCACGTAAAGCCTTCAGTATAAGAGGTTTACGTTTATCTTTTCGATTGTCCTTGTAGGTTGGTAAAACATCTTTTCGAAAATTGTTTTTATCTGTCAACGCTACAATTACTTTATTTGCCTTAAACTTTTCTTTAAGGTCTTCTATTTCAGAAAGCACTAAATATTTTCCTTGGCTTTCATCTGCGTGTAATGTCCATAAGCCGTCTCCCCAATGTTGGTCGTACTCAGCATTTACAGCACATTTATATACTAAAATATCACCATCTATTACTATTGTTTTTTTAGCCATTTCTATTTTCCCTTTCCGTCAGTTATAAATAGTTCAGATAAAGGTATTAAAACACATTTGGCTGCAAAATTATCTCCAACCATTTTTGTTCTATCCTTAAACTTCTCTACTATTTGTTTTAATTTAGGTACATCAAATACTAGCTTACAATAATCTGTATCACCTGTAGCTAATATATGAATCCATATATCAGATTCAGTAGCCATCAACCCACTTGGTTTTCCATAACATTCGATTTCAATTGCTATGTTTCCGGTTTTATACCACCAATCTCTTTCTGTTTTCACTTCGCATTTTTCTTTTTTTGACATCAATAAAGAGACAACTCTGTCTTCTCTTTCTTGTCCATACTTTAAGTCAATGTCAAATTTTTTATTTCCTTTTGGCATTAATGTGTTCCACTCCAATTGTTTGAGATTTTATATTCACCTGTCAACGGTACTCTTAAATTGAAATGTTCACCTGTTTTCTTAATAGCTTCAACAGCTAATTTTCCAACTTCTTCAGCTTTATCTTCAGGACATTCAATTTGTATTTCATCATGCACCCAAAGTAATTGCTGAACACCTTCAATATGTTTAACAGATTTATCAAATTCAACTAACCATTGCTTACATACTATAGCCCCTGCACTTTGTAATAAAGTATTAAGAGCTGCGTACTCTGAACGAACTTTGACTTGTCTTCTATCTAAGCCAATTAAATATCCTCGCTCTGAAGTTTCTTGAACTTGTTTTATTAGTTTACTTAAAGCAGGTAATCTATTTAAGAAACGAGTTCTCACTTGAGCTGCGTCCTTGTTAGATTTACCTGTTACTTCTGCAATCTTATTTACACCTGCACCATAAAGCCAAGCATATAAAAATCTTTTGCTTTGGTCACGTGTATCTAATCCTGCAAGTTTTTGATTTTCAGTATGTATGTCACCGTTAACTACAAGATTTGCATACGCACCGTTATCATACTTAGCAATGTAATGTCCTAATAATCTAATTTCTAAACTAGATACATCAACACCACACATTGCTTTTCCTTTTGGAACGATAAACAATTCTCTAAATTCTTTACCGTAAGGAACAGTAACAGCAGGAACTTGTCCTAAATTAGGATTTGAATGTGTTGCTCTTTGAGTTATCGCAGAGTTAGTATTCACCGTTCCGTGTAGTCTATTGTTACGTTCCAATTTTAAGTAAGCCTGTTTACCTTCAGCTAACATACCTATTCGTTTTTCTAATAAGAAATAACGAGCCAGGAGTTTAGCTTCAGAATAATCTAAAGAATTTAAAACTCTATCATCAACTTTTGGTTGACCATCATTAGTAAATTCTTTTGGCTTCCAATTATATTTAATCTTTAATCGTTCAGCTATATGTCTTCGGCTTGATGGATTAAAGTCTTCGTGAGTTACTTTAATAAAGGGCTGACCTTTAACATAGCCACGAGTTTTATTATTTACTTTTGGTATAAACTCTTCTTCTCTTTTAAGAGGTGGAAAAGTTTTTTCCATTTCTTTTTTAATAGTATCTCTCTCAGATGAAAGAGTTGCATAAAGTTTAGCTGCTTTATCTTTATCAAAAAGAACACCATATTGTTCTTGTCTACTTATTATTTCCGAAATTAAGTGTTCCAATTCTAAAGATTGCTCGGAATATTTTTTCTCCAAAATCTTTTGGTACAATGTATGCGTTACCTCAACATCTTGAATACAGTATTCCAACATTTCTTTTGTAAATGTTTGCCAATCTGTAGTTATGTGTTGCTTATAATTTCCTAATCGAACACCCCACGATTTTAAGGAGTGTTTGTTTACTAAATTTCTAGGATAATTTTTATTATGAACACGTCTCATGTCTGACTCCATTAAGTCTGACCAAATTAGTCGTGTCGCAACTATGGTATCAAAAACTTTTGCTTTAGTTTTAAATCCATACAATTTTTTTAAGACTGGAATATCAAATTTGACTATATTATGTCCTATAATTAATTCAGCATTCGATAAAAGTTCTAATGCCTGGTCAACTGTAGGAGTAAGTATCTCATTCTTGTCTATATCTTTTAAAACAATACAATGAGCCTTCGTACAATCAAATAATAATCCGTCTGTTTCTACATCAAAAACATATTTCATTTTATATCCTTATCATTTTCTTTATTACACTACGAGGATAAACATTTCTATCCCCAAATTCTATTTCTCCATTATCTATATAATAACTTGCAAAAGAATAAACATAGTCAAATGTCTTATCAAATATCCAACACTCAGTATGTACTTCGGCACAAGTCATATTATTAAATTCATTTGATGTTGCTAGTGTTGAATCCCCAACTATATCTTCCCATATAATTTTATATTTATAATATCTTTTCTTACCAATTATAAGAGGCTCACTTGTTTTCTTTTTCATTTGTCTCTTCTGTTACTGGAACAAGAATTTCCACACCTTCATAACCATGCGTAATGTAGTGTTTCTTTTTTCCAAATATTCTATCCCAACCTTCTTTATATTTTTCAGTTGGTTGATGTATTGGATTTCCTGCCGAATTACGATTTTTATTATTGTAGTTATATCTGTTCTTCATATTAATTTAAATCCACCGTGTTTGTAAGTATGCTTCTTCCTAATTTCAAAAGAAAGTTAGAATTTTTTTCTCCATTTTTATTTGTTGTACACGAAAACAAAAGTGTAATTAGGAAACAAATAAAAAAGAACCAAAGTATTTTTTTAAACATTAATGTAACGTGGCTACCTGTGTCTGTATTCTAAATGCGGCTTCCTCAAAGGGAAACATTTCTTGTAAAATAATCTCAGCATGAAATTTATATTTAGCTGACGGTAAAGGAAGTATAACATCACGCAAAGGATTTTTTTTAGCCACTTTAATAGCACCTGATATTTCACCAATTAAATACCAACTATCGTCATCATGCCATTTTCCTCTACGATTCATATTAAAAGTCATTTGTTCCTTTTGTTTCTACAAAACAAGAAGTGTCTTCATCAAAATATAATGTCCCACACTTTCCTGTATTACCTGTATGTCTATTCTTCAACACACGAACTGTTGTATAGTTTTTATTCTCTTCATCATTTTGATTTCTCTCTAGTGAAATTACTTGGTCGCTTAATTGACTGATTGCATGAGAGCCACGTAAAGCATTCAATGAAGTTTGTAATCCGTCTTCATATCCTCTGTTGCCGTCTGGTCTTCTTAAATGTGAAACTAAAATTAATCCAATACCTGTTCCTTCAACTAAACTTCTAAGTCTAGTCATAGTCATATCAATTAATCTTCTTTCATCATGTGTTTCTAATCCACTAATAATAATAGAAAGATGGTCAAGAATAACCCACCGTACACCAAGACCCTTAACAAGATAACGAATCTTGGATAATAAATTTTCAGACTCGGTACTACCGAAATGGTCGAATAGATACATAGAGCCACTACCAACTGTTCGATTAAAACTATTTCTAAAGTCATCTTTACTAATTCCTTCTTTCGTTAAATGTAATGGTTTCTTTAAATCAATTGACATCACACCTAATGCTGTTCTCTTTACACTTTCTTCTAGTGCAAGATAACCAACACATTCACCTTTAGAAATTAATTGATGTGCTATGTGTCTACATAATTGTGACTTACCTTGTCCTGTTCCACTTGTTATAGTTACTAATTCACCTCTTCGCATTCCTAATGTTTTAGTATTTATACATTCAAAAGGATAAGGTATACATTTTCTATTATCTTCTTTAATTAATGTTTCAAATATATCTGTACCTGCAACAATTCCGTCAGGTCTATAAGATTTTCCACCCCACATACAATCTATTAATTCTTGTACTCTTCCCTTGACTAACATTTCGTTAGCGTCTTTTAATGGAAGTTGTGAAATTTTAACTTTTCCAGGCGAAAATAATTTCGCACATTCTAGAGCTGCTGTATTTCCAGGCTCATCATTATCAAACATCAATACAATAGTTTCAAATTTTTCTAACCATTCTATTTGTTGTTGTAAATCTCGTTTAGCCCCTGCACTTCCTGTTTTTACACTACATACAGCCCATTTATTATTCTGTATGGAAGAAAGTGACATAGCGTCCACTTCTCCTTCTGTAATGGAAACAAGTTTGCCCCCATCACGCCATAAATTCTGTCCAAATAATGTTGCTTTCTTACTATCACCTAGCCATTGAAAAGTTTTGTCAGGGTATCTTAATTTTTGTGCAACTAAATTTCTATGATTATCATAGTAGTTTGCAATTTGTACAGTCTTACCTTTATGTTTACCAATTTGGTAATTAAATTTGCTTACTGTTTCCTGATTTATACATCTTTTTACTAAAGGTTTATTTTCACCTTTAATTAAATTTGTGTTTACTTTTGTCAATGGTTTTTCC